CTGCATAAGGTGCTGACCATCGGCCAGTCCAACCACGTTCTGGACGTCGAGCCTGTAGACAACGCCCCGTTCGTATGCGCGACCCCGATCCGCGTCCCGCACCGGCTTGTTGGCCGCAGCGTTGCCGAAATGGTCACGGACATTCAGCGCGTGAAGTCCGTCGCCCTGCGCGGCGTGCTGGACAACCTGTACCTGACCAACGACGCCCGTGTTGCGGTTGTAGAAGGTCGCGTGAACCTCGACGACATGCTGCAGTCCCGCCCCGGCGGTATCGTGCGCATGGACGCGCCGGGCATGGTGCAGCCGCTGCCAGTGCCGCAAGTTGGCCCGCAAGGCATGTCGCTGCTCAACTACATGGATCAGGTCCGCGACCAGCGCACCGGCAGCAAAAATCTGCACCTCGACCCGGACGCACTGCAGTCCACGACCGCAGCTGGCGTCAACGCCGCGATACAGGGCGGGCAGGCCAAAGCGCTTATGATCGCGCGGACCATCGCCGAAACCGGCATCCGGCCCATGGCGCAGTTGCTGCTGCAGTTGGCGATTAAGCACCTCGACGGGCCGCAGCAGGTCCGCGTAGGCGGCGACATGTTTGAAGCAATCGACCCGGCCAGCATTGACGTTAAATTTGACGTAGACATCGACGTTGGCCTTGGCACCGGCCGCGACGCAGAGCGCATGTCCGCGCTACAGCAGATCGCCGGGCTACAGCGCGAAATCCTGCAGGAGCTGGGCCTCGAAAACCCGGTCGTGTCGGTCGAGCAGTACCTGTCCACGGTACGGCGGCTTGGCATGATGGCGGGTATCAAAGACGTCGATACAATGTTCGCGACCGACCAGCAGTTGGCAGAGTTCCGTCAGATGCAGGCGCAGCAGCCGCCCAAGGAAGACCCGGAAGTCGCCCAGCGCAGGGCCGAGTTCGAGGCGGAAATCCAGCTGAAGCGCGAACAGCAAATCGCTGACCACCAGCTGGAACGCGAAAAGCTCGAAGCTGAACTGGCCCTCAAGCAGCAGGAAATGTCGGTCGAGCTTGAACTCCGTCGCGCGAAACTCGCCATGGGCGACGCGGCTGTATCCACGAATATCCCCGGCGTTGCATGAACGAGCGCGAATTTGTAGCGGGCGCGCAGCAGCTACTTCGCAGCGACGTCTGGGTAGAAATCGAACGCACCATGCGGGACCGTGCAATCGCGCGTTTTGAATCGTCGTCTGCGGCGGACGATGAAGCCCGTAGAGAGGCGTATCACGCGATAACCGCGATCAAAGCAATCCGCCGTGAACTCGAAAATCGAATAGCTAAATTAGAGCATGACGATAAGGCACCCAAAAAATGAGCGACACCACCCTGAGCATGACCGAAGCGCTGGACCTGATCCGCGCCACTGCCCCAACAGATGAACCGGCGCAGGACGCAGCACCGGCAGAAACGCCAGTCGAGCCGCCGTCCGAGGTCGAACCGGCAGCGTTGGACGCTGATGCGCCGGTTGAGACTGCTGCGGAGGACGTTGAGGAACCGGAGCAGGCCGAAGAAATTGAGGCTGAAGCCACGGCAGAACCAGACACCGTAGAACTGCCCGAACGACTGATCCAAGCCGAAGACGGCACTTGGCAGATGCGGGTCGTGGTGGATGGCGAAGAGCGCACCCTTGCCATTGACGATGTGGTCGAAAATGTGCAAAAAAGGGAGGCAACAGAGAACCGCTTCAAAGAGGCCCAAGCACGGGCCAAAGAAGCGCGTGACCTGCAAAACCAGATGACCGCCGAGTTGCAGACCTACCAGCAAACGCTGATGCAAATGCAACAGGAACTACAGGCCGTTCAAGCCGCGAGCCAGCTCACACCAGAGCAAGAAGCCCAGTTGAGCGAAGCCGATCCAAAGGCGCTACTCCAGATCAAACGTCTGCAGGAAGCACGGGAGCAAAAGCTCGCGGAAATCCACCAGCAGCAGGCAGATGCGTTCCAGCAGCAGGTCCAACACCAGGCCCAGCGCGCGATGGAACTAATGCCTGAGTGGTCTGACCCAGAGACGTTAAATCGCGAGCGACAAGGTATCGTAGACACGGCCCTCGCCGCAGGATTTACCGCCGAAGAAATCAATCAACTTAACGACGCCCGGATGCTGCCGGTGTTTCGTGCTGCTTGGCAATACCAGCAAATGCAGCAGGGAGCCACGGACACGAAGCAGAAGCGCACCGCGCCGCGAGTTGTGAAACGTAAAGCGCCTGTCGCTGCAGAGCCTGCAAAGTCGAAACGCCAACGCGAAGCGATGCAGAAACTCAGCAAGACCGGCAAATTCAATGATGCTCTGGACGCGCTTGTAGCCCGTCGGGGCTAATACGCGAAAGGAGCCACTACAATGGCTGTTGTATCCACTGCAAATGCGATTGGCGCACGGGAATCCCTCGCCGACGTAATTTATCGTATCGACCCAGACGAAGTCCCCGTACTTTCCTCGCTGAAAAAAGGCACTCGCAAAAACACGCTGTTCGACTGGCAGGTTCAGGAGCTGGCCGCTGCTGACGCGACCAACGCACAAGCCGAAGGCGCTACCATTTCGTCTTACGATGACAACCTGACGACCCGTCTGCAGAACCAAATGCAGATTGCGTTTAAGGCGTTCAAAGTAAGCGATACCATCGACGCCGTTGACACCGCAGGTAGAGAGCGTGAGTCGGCCTACCAATCTTTGCTGGCCGGGATCACCCTGCGGCGCGATATAGAGAAAATTTTAACTAGCGACCAAGCCAAGTCCACTTCGGGCAACCGCAAGTGTGGCACCCTGTCGTCGTTCATTCAGAACACCAGCCTGCCAGCTGACGCAGAAGGCACCGGCTCGTTCTCCGCGAACGGCACCAACCTGCCCGTAGCAGACGCCGACGACCCGGCTGACACTTCGGACGACTTTGGCACGGCTCGCGCTCTGTCTGTAGACCTGCTGGAAACCGTAATGCAGGCTGCGTTCGAGGACGGCGGCAACCCATCCCTGATGGTCATGTCTCCGATCCAAAAGCGTAAGTTCAGCAGCGCAACCATCACCAACAACGACACCATCAACAACCAGGTCAACATGACCACCCCAAAGGCGGCAACTGCTGTCTCGGCTGTGTCTGTGTTCCTGTCCGACTTCGGCCAGCTCGAAGCAGTTGTTGACCGGTTCATGCCTAACGAACGCGTATACCTGCTGGACCCAGAGTTCGCAGAGTACGTGACCCTGCCGGGTCGTGATTTCATCAAGCAAGACCTCGCAAAAGAAGGCGACAGCACCCGTGGCTTCGTCCTTAGCGAGTTCTCGATGCAAATCTCGGCTCCACGCGCACACGGCGCAATCTACTCGCTGACTACTTCCTAATCGGGGGACGGGCGGGGCGGCTGTAGTGGTCGCCCCGTTCTCTACAAAATGACAATCAAAACCCTAAGCGAAACTACCGAGAAAAAGACGGTAGCCCGTGAAAACGACAAAGGTTTTGTAACCGACATTTTCACGATCCAGAAAGTCGATCCGCTGCTGGCGGCAAACCGTGACCTACGGAACGCCGAAAAGCAGTCCATGATTGGCAACACCCAGCGGCATATGAAGCACGTCGCTGACATACCCTCGACGCTCTACTACGACCTCGTCGGGAAACACGGCACGCCGAAAGAAAACCCGCGTTTCTGGAAGGCTTGGCTTAACGACTACGACAACCGGTTCTTTAGGACGTCGGAAGGCACGATATGAACACCTACGCCACGCTGCAGTCGTTCGTTGCTGATTTCTTGGCTCGGGACGACCTGACCGCCCAAATCAAGACGTTTATCAGCTTGGCGGAACAACGCATGTCCCGCGAGTTGGACATCGCCCTGCTCGAACGCGTCGCCCGCGCCACGGCCATCGCAAACCAGCAGTTCGTATCGCTGCCCACCGACCTGCGCAGCATCCGCGAGGTCGCAACGATTGCCGCTGACGGCACACGGGTCGCACTCCAGTACCTGACCCCAGCGCAGCTGGACGTTCGCAAGCGCGACGGCAGCACGCCTAGCAAGATCGAGCAGTACAGCATCACCGCAAACGACTTGGAGCTGTACGCCCCACCGACCGACACGACGACGCTGGAAATCGTCTACAACGAGGGCCTCGACGAGCTGTCGGACAGCAACACGACAAACACGCTGCTGACCCGCCACGGCGACGCTTACCTGCACGGCACGCTCAAGGCCGCGTTTGATTTTCTGCAGGACGAGCAGAGGTCGATCTACCACGACGCTCAGTTTACCCGCTGCCTTGCTGAAATAGACCGCGACAGCGACAAGCAGCGGTTTGGCAGCAACGACCTGCAAATCCGCAGAGCGCCAGAAAACAGTGTCTACTGAAACCCAGACCGTGCCGCTTGACGCGCTCCGCGACGTGCCGCTGGACAACTTTCCGGCAACGCTCGACGGAATCGTGATTGACGACGTGGGCCTCGACGGCATGACCGACAACATGCTGTTCCTGCTTGGCTTCGAGTACACCGACCCAGCGCGCAACGCCGCCACGTTCGCAGCCCATACTCGAAGCGACGCTGGCGTCTGGACGGAGCAGACCCGCACCAACGCCACATGGACTGAAGCGCGATGATTGATTTTGGGGCGTGGCTGCCAGACCAGCCGTCATTGGGCAACCCCGGCATCGCGACGCTGGTAAACGGCTTCCCAGCACTGCGCGGCGTCAAGTCTGTACCCAGCGCGTCGGTCGTAACGCAGCCGCAGCAGTCTACCGGCAGCCCCGCCGCAGACAGCGCCATGCCGACGATTGTAGGTATGCACTCGACCGCGCTGATTAGCTCCGGCGCGTTGGACGTGCGCATGTACGTTGGCACCGGCACGCGCCTGCTGAAGCTTGACCCCAGCAGCAAAAAGTTCACGCAGTTCTCGACCAGCGACCTGACGTATTCCGCAGTGCAGCGGTGGCGGTTCGCCGAGTTCGCCACGACCGGCGGCACCCGCAACGCCTACGCAGCAGGCGGCAGCGGCGTCACGCTGCAGAGCTTCCCCGTAGACGGCACCACCGCCCCAGCGGCCGTAAGTGGCGCACCCAACGCCACACACTTGGCCGTAGTCGGCCGGTTCCTTGTGTGCGGCAACACTGGCAATTCCGAAGCGGAAGTCCGGTGGAGCCAGATTGACGACGCCAACAGCTGGACAATTGGCACGAACCAAGCCGACGCACAGATTTTGGCCGACGCGTCGGAAATCACCGGTATGGCAGGCGGCGAGACAGGCACGATCCTGACCCGCGAGGGCATCTACCGGATGCAATATGTCGGCGCGCCGTTGGTGTTTACCTTCGACAAGGTCAGCAACCGGGGCTGCGAGTTTGCTGGGTCGGTTGCGTCGCGGAGCGCCGACGAGGTGTATTTTCTCAACGAGGACGGCTTCCAGCGCTACGCCGGTGGGCAGGTGCAGAATATCGGTGCCGAAAAGGTAAACGACTTTTTCTTCCGCGACTTCGACCGCGCAAACGCCAGCAACCTTTCGTGCGTGATCGACCCGGCGCGCAGCCTAGTCGTCTGGTCGTATGGCTCGTTAAACAGCTCCGGCGAAAACGACAGCCTGATCGTCTACGACTTCACGCTTGATCGCTGGGGTTTCGCACGGGTCCAGCACCAGACGGTCGGCACCATGCGCCAGCTCGGCGTTACGCTTGAATCCCTCGACACGGCCGCAGACGGCAGCGCGCAGACACTGGAAGACCTGACCCTGACGCTGGATTCCCCGACCTACGCTGGCGGCACGTCATCGCTCGCACTGGCGCAGACCACCGACGACGGGTCTGTGGTTGCCACGCTGTCCGGTACACCGCTGGACCTGACTCTGCAGACCGGCGAGTTTGAACCCGTCGAACAGCAGTACGTGCTAGTGCGTGGCATCTATCCGCACATCGACGCGCAGGGCACCACGTCCACTGTAAGCTGCGCCGTTGGGTCGCGCACCCGCCAGACTGACGCGCTGACCTTTGCCGCGAGCACGGGCGTGAACGACACTAACCTGATCCCGGCCGGCAAGACCGG